TGGCGACCATCAGACTTTGACAGAATAATTGAACTATTGAAAGGCAAGCCATGAGCAAGAACGCTGAACGAATGATTCGAGACAAGAATCGAGCCATGAATACGCTAAACGCATTAAACGAAACGCTCATCAACGACCTAGTCCGTCGAGCTTCTGTTAGGGCAACCGTTGACCAATCACCAGACGAGGGCGCTAAGTCCAAAGGCGGCATCTCGAATCCAACGCTTAACGCCGTAGTTCGTACAATGTCCGGCAAGCGAGTGGCTGACCCAATCTATGACTCGGTCAAAGAACTGGCAGTCATGCTGTCAAACATTGCGGAACTTGCACAGCGCATTGACGAGCGCGTGGCGTTCATTACTGATACGAAATCTAGTATCAAAGAACTTGTGGTGGTTTACTGCGAAGCCTGTCAGAGGGAAGTAGCTGGAACTGTTAGCGACAGAATTAGATCCGGTTATTGTCAGGCTTGCTATCAGGCTTGGCGACGTGAGGGTATGCCTTCGAGATACCAATTTGAGCTGCAACGTCGTGAGGAACTAGCCGAAAGCCTTGAAAACTAGGGGTTTTAAGAAGGTGCTTGACTTGTCCTTATGGTGGACACTAAGGTATTAAGTATCACCAAACGGTGAAGTTCTGAGGAGGACAAATGAAAAAACTAGAAGTTATTTTGAACCTAGATGTCGAGCAGTACTACCAAATAATTAACGTATTGCGCGACTCTTGTGGTTGCAATGATTGTGTCGAACTTACAAACGAACTTATGATGCAACGCCGCGCTGACGTAAAGGCAGGTTTGTAATGCAGTCAACAACATTACAACGCGGTGCAGAAGAGCGTAAGGTAACTCTTTACGAGAACGGTGACTCATACCTGATTACCGTAACTGTTTTGCAATCGCTGTTTCACGAAGTCGGTCACACCGAAACGCTTTACGCACCGAATACAAAATCACAAGCTGAGTTTTTGTTTGGATCAGCAGTTCGATTCCTACAGGGTTTCCAGTACATAGTCACAGACGGGGTACTTGCCTAATGCCAAGAATAATCACTGACCTCGGAACTAAGTGCATGAAGTGTGGTGAGATGTTGGCCGAAAACATTGACCGTTGCGGAGAGCCTAATTGTGAGTGCCATAAATACCATTGGGTACATGAGCGCACCAATGAGGGCGAATGTGACTTGGACACCGAAACCCTGTAAACTGTATTAAGAGCAAATGAGGAGGCTCGAATGACAGAATTAACGCTTTGGGATGTACCGCCGTATCAGGCGCACTCTGAGACCAGCCTTGACGCTGCAATTTCTATGAGTGGTAAAACCAAGAACCTGCGCGAACTTGTATTCGACGCACTAAGAAGCAAGCCAATGACCGACGAAGAACTGTCAGTCGCTTTGGATCTTGCACCCAACACCTGCCGACCACGACGAGTAGAACTTGTCAGAGCTGGTCGCATTGTAGAAGTTGGGAAACGACCAACCGCAAGCGGTAGAAGTGCAACCGTATGGGCGGTAACTCCGAACATTGGAAACCTTTGAGATACCTCGTTGCCCTCGCCCTAGCCTTGACGGTTGTGTCCGCTATACCAGCCGACGCAAATGTACAAGAGCCAGTATCGACAACCGTACAAGTCGTGAAGGCTAGGCAAGCACCGCCAGAGCCAGTCATTCCTCCAGCAATCATGGCGAAGTGGGAGAAGGTAGCGCAATGCGAACAGGGTGGCAACTGGCACGTTCGAGGGCCAATCTATTCTGGTGGGTTGGGTATTACAGAAGTAAATTGGATGGCATACGGCGGTTGGATTTACGGTGCGGAGTACGCAGCTACACCAGCAGAGCAAGTGGCAATAGCAATAAAGATTCAAGCACTAAACGGATACGCCGGTTATGTGCCGCATCAGAACGGTTGCGAAAGGGGATGGTAGAATAGAAGGCAGGGCGTAGCGTTCAACTACCCCTGCCGTGACCAACACTAAGAAGGAGTGTCAGTATGTCAAAGATTAGCACCGAAGAACGATTCTGGTCGAAAGTAAATAAGACCGAAAGTTGTTGGCTTTGGACAAGGGCAACATTTAAGCATGGCTATGGAGCCTTTATGCTTGACCACAAGAAAACTTATGTTCATCGTCTTGCCTACGAAATGCTTGTTGGGCCTATACCAAAAGGTTTAACAATAGATCACTTGTGCAGAGTACGTAATTGTGTGAACCCAGCTCACATGGAAGTTGTTACTCAAGGCGAAAATGCAAAAAGACAGATTCATGCAAATAGTAAAAAAACTCATTGCCCCAGTAATCATCCTTATTCAGGAGACAATTTGTACTTAAGCAAAACTGGTGGGCGCAACTGTCGAGAATGTCATAGAATAAAAAGTAGGAAGGGTAGGTCATTATGACAAACAAACCAGTTGAATCAGGAAAGCGTTGGTACAACCAACCGGCGCGTGAACTAATACCGCCAATGACTCAAAAGGGAATCCTTGACGAGATTGAGATAATTGAAGACCTTGTGGATCAGATGAACGCGGCAGGACAACAGGCTGCAATTTGCGAAGCCACCTACAAAGCCTTGTACGCTCAGACCCGACTAACAATCCGAGCCCTAACCAAGACCAAGTTAACTGTTGACGAGGTAGAGGCCGATGCCACGGTTCAATGCGAGGAAGCACACCTGGCTTACCTAATTGCCCAAAACAGGCTAATAACCACTCGTGAGGCGCTACGAGCTGCACAGTCCAGGCTTGACGCTTGGCGCTCATTGTCTGCAGGATTTAGATCCGCAGGTGGTTGACAATCCCAATGTCACAGGTGTAGTGTTCAATTAGAGCTTGAGGAGGCACTAAATGTTAAAAGCAAAAGTAATAGCAAACACCAATGAGATTACTCGTGACGAGTGGCTGGAGTTGCGCAAGACAGGTATTGGTGGTTCAGACGCAAGCATCATTCTGGGTAAGAACTCGTATCAAAGCGAGTATTCACTATGGGCTAACAAGCGTGGACTTACCGCCAACGACGAAGCAGGTGACGCAGCCAAGTGGGGCAATCGCTTAGAGCGCACCGTCGCAGAGGCGTACGCTGAGGAAACAAACTCAGCCGTTGTCTGCTGGCCGGTAATGCTCCAGGGCGACAGATCGTTCCTGCTTGCCAACGTGGACTTCTTCATTGTTGAGCCAGATGGGTTCGCGGAGCCAGGAAAAGTTACCGACCTCGACTGGGAGCCGACCAGGATTCTTGCCATCCTAGAAATTAAGACAACTGGTATCTCAGGAAAAGGTAACGCAAAGGGCTGGGCAAACAATCAAGTGCCAGAGGCTTACTTATACCAGGGTATGCACTACGCTCTCACCACGAACATCCACAACGTCGTTTTTGCCTGTCTAGTGGGTGGAGAAGGTCTAGTCATTAGGGAAGTGGAATACACTCACCAACAGCTTTCAGACCTGCAAGAAGCCGAGGCGTTCTTTTGGCACAAGGTAGTTAACAACATCGAACCAGACATCGTAGGACACCAAGCCGACTTTGACACCTTGAAGGCTGTGTACCCATCATCAGAGGGTGGCGTAACTATTGAGGGCGACGAGTTTATTAAGGATCTACTGTACGAATACCGAGAGGCTAAGGCTTGTCTAGACGAAGCCCAAGCCGACGTTGACGCAATCAAAGCACAGCTACTCAGAATCGTGGGTGATGCCGAGGCGGTGACACTTGACGGTGAAACGCTCTACACCTACAAGTCCACGAAGGACAGGGAGTTGCTGGACACCAAAGCGTTAAAGGAGCAACTCCCAGATGTGTACGCTCAATTTGCTAAACTTACGCCAGGACACCGAACGCTTAGGGTTAAGGGGGAATGATGGGAAAGAAAATAGAATCAGCACAAGAGACAATTCTTGCCAGAGTTGCAGAAGCACTTAACAAGTCATTAGCTCACGGATCTAACGAGTATGACAATGGGTATGCCCAGGGTATGACCGACGCACTAGAAATAGTAAGTAAGTATCGTCGATGACTGAAGATTGCGAACACGGCTACTGGAGACTGCTGAACGCCGAGACTGGCGCAACTGAGTTCCGTAAGTACATCTCATTCTTCTGCCCTGATTGTGGTATCCGCATACCGGAAAACCCATGAGCGAAGTCACACACATAACCATTGACTTTGACGCTGACGAGCTGATGAAGATTGCAAAAGCCATGAAACGCCTCGACTTGATGATGTCTGAGTTCATTGAATTGGCAATTAAGAAAGCCGTTGAGGAATGAGCGAGGAAGACTTTGCCGAGTTTATGGATGGCTTCAACGAGTCCAGTGAACTACGTCGCAAGGTTGACAACATCTTTCAGGGTGCAAACGAGCGCAACTACTGTCGAACCTGTCACGGCTACCGACCTGACTTCTCATTGCCTTGCCTTAACTGCGGAGAACTTGACTGATGTGGTCATGGGTGCTGGCAGCTATTGGATCAACTGGCCTGTTCTTTGTAGGTGAGAAAAAAGTCAGAGGCTGGTTCATTCTCTCAGTCAATGAATGTGTATGGGTGGTGTATGCCATACACACACACCAGTACGGTTTCATCGCCTACAGCGCTTTGTATCTCATTATGTATTACAAAGCAATAAGGAACTGGAAGTGACCGTAGTAGCTGGACTGGTAACGCCTGAAGGCTCATGGATAGGCGCAGACAGCCTTAGTTCCACCGATGACGGCCTCGCCTCGCTCATAGCCACTCCAAAGGTAGGCAGGTTTGGCAATCTCCTACTGGGCTACTCAGGCTCGTTTAGGGTCGGGGCAATGTACTTCAAGGTGGCAGGTCGCTCACATAACCCCACACTTGAGCAATTACTTGAAAGCGTCAAATTACCCGACGACCTCAAAGACGACTGGGAACTACTAGCAATAGAGCATGGACACCTCTACGAGATAACTTCCAACTCAGGGCCACTAGAGGCTAGGAAAGACCATGACGGCATTGCCTACGGTGCTATTGGCTCAGGTGCAGCTCCGGCGCTCGGATCACTATTCACCGACCACGAGGATGAAGGCAGTCTTTACCAGGCACTCGAAGCCTCTGCCATGCACACAACCAACGTGCGGTCACCGTTTCTGGTTATAGGTTTGTAACCATAACTACACGCTAGTAATTACATAGGTGTAACCAAATGTGGTAGTATTGTATGTTACTATTGGCGTTTCTTGTCCACAAGATAGACACACCCAATAGACGACAGGATGTCTAAACGTGACGCAAACTTCATCAAGTGGGTTTATTCGCACAGAGGATCAGGCACTACTTGACACCGAGGCATTAAAGCTTAGGTCACTAGGCTGGTCTTACCAACGAATTGCCGACTCTATTGGCACAACAAAGGCAACTGCCTACAACCGTTGCCAACGTGCGCTTGCTGCAATACCAGCAGAAGCCGTAGATGAGTACCGCAGAATAGAAGGCCAACGCCTCGATATGCTGATGGAAGTCGCTATGGAGAAGGCACTGTCAGGCGACAAGGGCGCACTATTCGCCATTGACCGAGTACTAGCAATACAAGAACGCGCTGCAAAACTAAGGGGTCTTGACGCACCAATCAAACACGAGGTCATTACCCTTGACTACATTCAGAGCGAGATACGTCGCCTTGAGGAAACGCTAGGGGAAGATGCAAACATTATCGACGCTGAAGTTGTTGGAACTGAAACGCCTCGAAGCATTGGAGCTGCGCAAACTTGAGGCTGATGCTGAGAAGGCTAAGTCACAACTAGGCGAGTCTAGGTATCGTAAAAGCGCTAGACCCAATCAACTCCCACCCAAAGGCGACTGGCGTATCTGGCTTGTTATCTCTGGTCGTGGCTGGGGAAAGACTTTTACTGGCGCAGGATGGCTTGTAGAGCAGGCATTACAGCAACCCAACACAGAGTGGGCAGTAGTCGCTCCAACCTTTACTGACGTTCGACGTACTTGCGTTGAAGGGCCATCAGGAATCATTAAGAGCCTGCTACCAGGCCAACTCAAGTTCTACAACCGCTCCAATGGTCAGATTACGCTCTCCAACGGATCAAAGATTCACATGATTAGTGCCGAAATCCCTGACCGAGCGCGTGGACTTAACTTGTCCGGCGCATGGCTTGACGAGTTTGCGGCATGGCAGTACGAAGATACATGGACTGCTGGTCTTGCACCGGCGCTTCGAATTGGTAATCCACAAGTCGTTATCACAACGACACCTCGCCCGACGAAACTTATTAAAGAGTTTATAAACCGCACAGACGGTTCAATAGTCATCACAAGAGGTAGTACGTTTGATAATGCAGCTAACCTGTCTGAGGCTGCGCTCGCTGAACTGCGAAACCGTTATGAGGGAACTCGTATTGGAAGACAGGAACTTTATGGGGAAGTATTATTCGACGTTCCTGGGGCTTTATGGAACCTCGAAATGATTGAGTCATCTCGTATTAAAGAAGCACCTGACTTTGTGCGCATTGTGGTCGCTATTGACCCTGCGACAACCTCTGGTGAAAACGCTGACGAAACAGGAATAGTTGTAGTGGCTAAGGGAACTGACGGTAGAGGCTATGTCCTTGCAGACCGTAGTTGTCGTGACACACCTTCTGGCTGGGCGCACCGAGCAATTGCCGCCTACCATGAGTTCAACGCTGACCGCGTGGTTGCTGAAAAGAACCAGGGCGGAGACATGGTTGAGCTAACAATCCGATCCGTTGAGCCGACAATCCCATTCAAGGGCATTGTGGCTAAGGTCGGAAAACGCCTTCGTGCTGAACCGATAGCTGCGCTCTATGAGCAAGGCCGCGTATCTCACATTGGCGCATTTGACTTACTTGAAGACCAAATGACCGGCTGGGTTCCTGACTCCGGTTACTCACCAGACCGACTCGATGCCTTAGTGCATGGGTTGGCTGAACTTGGACTTGCTACCGGCGCATCAGCCGACAGGTTCTTTGCACAACTCGCACCGTCTTGTACGGCTTGCGGTATTCCAAATGACGTAGAAGCATTTAACTGTAAAGGTTGCGGAGTTCTATTAAGAGAACCAGTAGCGCAGTTATACACTTCCGGCATCAACCCATCTCACCGAGGACAATAAATGGCTCTATTCCAGCGAAAGAACAAGACTACGCTTGCTGCGGAAATTGTTGCTGAAATGCAAAAGGCTGGAATGGCCTCATCTCCACTGGGAAATGCTGGCGGATACAACTCTGCCTACGCTGCTAACGAAATGTCAACCGCAGGTCAGGGAATCGTAACGACCATTGGACAGGCAATTCCAATGCCTCGACCTGGATTTGTTGAAGGTGGCGGTGGTTTCGGAGCCATGCTCGGCCCAGCTTCACCACTTCTCCCAGCACCGATTGACGTTGTCCTTGACGACTCAGGTCGCGCTCTACCTCGTAAATACGAATACCAGACTGCAATAAACCTTAACCTCACACAGACCGAGGTTCCGTTTCAGGTTCTTAACTCACTTGCTGAGCAGTGTGACATTATTCACCGCGCCATTGAGATCCGCGTAGGTGACATCATTAAGCAAGAAGGCGCTTGGACTCTCTCGGATCAAGCCATTGCCGACATTATGCAGGAAGAGAACTGCTCACACGCAAAGGCAGCTCTTATTGGTCGTGAAACGTACGGCGCTGAGATTAACCGCCTTCGTGACTTCTGGGAGAACCCATACGTTGCTTCTGACCGCACGTTCTCTGAATGGCTAACTGAATCACTATGGCAGGTCTTTACCTACGACCAGTGGTGTGTCTACCCTCGCTACAACTTCAAGGGCAACGTGCTGGGCTTTGACGTTATTGACGCACCGACAATTAAGATTCTTCTTGACAACCGAGGCGACATCCCTCACCCACCACAGCCTGCTTACCAGCAAGTCTTATGGGGCTTCCCTCGCGGAGAATTCATTGCTTCACCAGACGCCGACGGCGAGTTCTACGCTGGCTCAGGTCGAGACAAAGAGTTCCTTACCGACCAACTCTCAGTCTTCGTTAAGAACCGTCGCACATGGTCGCCTTATGGTTACTCACCAGTAGAAGAGGCAATCCCAGCCGCTTCGCTGTACTTGAACCGCCAAGTATGGATGAACTCTGAATACCAGAACGGCTCAATGCCAATGACGTTTATGAAGACTAACTCTCAGGAGTTGGACATTCACAAGCTGGCAGAGTTTGAGCGTATTCTCAATGGTCGCCTAACAGGCAACACAGCAGAGCGTCACCGCATCAAGGTATTGCCAGACGGGTTTGATCCTGTTGCAATGCCAGAGATGGCTGACCGCTTTAAGTCAGACTACGACGAATACATCATTAAGCGCGTTGCATCTATCTTCGGTGTATCCCCAGCAGCTCTCGGAGTCGTGGCTCGTGCCGGAC